TATCTGAGTTTGAACCAAAGCAACCACAATTAGAACCAAAACCTATGAATGGTGACTCTATATCTTTAAGAAATGTAAGACCTGATAGAACAGAAACTGCTGTTCCCAATCTTTTACCTTTAAATGCATTTACAACAACAAATGGATCTACAACAATATCTGTAAACGAACCAGATCATGGTAGGTCAAATAATGATAGAGTTAGATTTAGAGATGCAACCGTTGTTGGAGGAGTCGCTGCAGCAACAATAAATGATGCAGGAGGATATTTAATTACTAAAGTAAATGATGATAATTATACCTTTGCAACCGCAACAACATCTAGTATAAGTCAAACAGGAGGGGGTGGTTCTGCATCAGCAGGACCTGTAACAGTGACAGCATGATTAAAAAATTTATTAGTAAATTATTTGGTATTAAACAGTGCGCATGTCCAGAAGAGGATGAGCACATAGAATATTATACTAAAGTTCCAAAACCAGAAATTCCAAAATGGGAGTGTGGGACACATAATAGATATAAAAAAAGTTGTCCTACTTGTAAAGGATTATCAGGAGAAATATAATGTCAGGATTAAGTGCATCAGGATTAAAAACACAAATAAGAAGTTATACTGAAACAGATTCTAATGTATTAACAGATGCTGTTTTAGAGAATATACTTTTAAACGCACAATATAGAATTATGCGTGATGTTCCAATAGATGCTGATAGAAAACAACAAACTGGTGATTTAGTTGTAGGACAAGAAACTATTAATGCACCGGCTGGTGCTTTGTTCATTAGAGGAATACAGGTTTATGATTCAACATCAGCTGTAACTGGACCTAATGTTTGGTTAGAAAAGAAAGATGTTACTTATTTACAAGAGTATATTTCATCAACTGAATCTGCAAAAAGAGGAAAACCTAAATATTATGCTATGTTTGGTGGTGCCACAGGCAACACTGACACTACATCTGGTAGAATGATGTTTGCTCCTGTGCCTGATGCAACTTATAAATTTAGGGTTCATTATAATAAAATGGTTGGTCTTTTAGAGGGGGATAACACTAATTATCTTAGTCTTAATTTTCCAAATGGGCTATTATATTGTTGTTTATCAGAGGCATACGGATTTTTAAAAGGTCCGATAGATATGTTGACATTATATGAAAATAAATATAAACAAGAAGTACAAAAGTTTGCTCTTGAGCAAGTTGGTAGAAGACGAAGAGATGACTACACTGATGGCACTGTTCGTACACCGATAAACTCAGCAAACCCATAGGAGATAAATTATGGCTATATCATCGGCAGTTTGCACAAGTTTCAAAGTTGAAATTTTAAAAGGAGTTCATAACTTCACAGCATCCTCTGGAGATACTTTTAAATTAGCTTTATATACAAGTGATGCATCTTTAGGGGCTTCAACTACAGCTTACACAACTTCAAATGAAGTATCAGGATCTGGATACACTGCAAAAGGAAATGCACTTACAAGTGTAACACCAGTTGCTGATAGTACAACTGCAGTTTGTGATTTTGCTGACACAAGTTTCACATCTGCTTCTTTTACAGCAAGAGGATGTTTAATTTTTAATGAAGATGCAACAGGTGATCCAGCAGTTTGTGCCATTGATTTTGGTGGGGATAAAACTGTTTCAAGTGGAACTTTTACAATTCAATTCCCTGCAGCAGCAGCTTCAACAGCAATTATCAGAATAGCATAGGAGGCCGACCATGTCGGTAACTTCAGGATGGGGCCGATTAAGTTACGGACAAGCTCACTGGGATGAGGCTAATTTAGTAAAATTTGGTTGGGGTCGTTTATCTTGGGGTGATGAGCTTTATGGAGATGCTCCTGGAGCTTTATTAACTGGTGTATCAGCAACTGCATCTGTAGGACAATTAACAGCTTTCAATGAACAAGGTTGGGGACGTGATGCGTACGGTTTAGAATTTTGGGGAGAGAGCGCTGATCCTAATGTGCAATTAACAGGTGTATCGGCATCTTTTTCTATTGGAACTCCTTTTGTTGAGATAAGACCTGGTTGGGGTACTCTTGATTGGGGTGAAAATGGTTGGGGAACAGTTGAGTCCGCAATATTTATTCCTACTGGAGTTTCTTCAACAGTAAATGTAGGTTCACCTATAATTGAAATAGGTGTTCCTCTTACCGGTGTTTCATCCACTGCATCTGTTGGAACTGATGAAACAATTATATTATCACCAACAATTTCTCCTACAGGGGTTTCTTCTACATCAGCAGTAGGAACAATTATAAATGAAATAGGTGTTCCAATATCTGGTGTAGCTTCAACATCAGCACAAGGTGCATTATCACCAGCTGATGTCGTGGGTTTAACAGGTTTATCTACCACATCTAACGTTGGTTCTCCTGACGTATCAGATGCTCAAATATTTGATATAAGTGGAGTGGTAGGAACTTCTGCAGTTGGTTCAACAACTGTCGCTGACATGGCTGTTGGATTAACAGGAGTATCTGCTACATTTAATGTTGGTTCTCTTGCTCCTGAAGATGTTATGGGTTTAACAGGAGTATCTATGACCAGTGCTTTAAACGCTACAGAAGTAGGTATTCAAGCATATCAAGATATTGACACAGGTTCAAATACATCGTATACAGATGTTGCAACTGGTTCAAATACAAGTTATACTAACGTTGCATAGGAGATAAAATATGGCTTCAACATTTTCGCCTCTAGGCGTAGAATTAATGGCAACCGGTGAAAACGCTGGTACATGGGGTGCTAAAACTAATACAAATTTACAACTCGTAGAACAAATTTTAGGTGGGTTCACACAACAATCAATAGCAGGTGGTGCTGGAACTACGGCTTTATCAATTACAGATAATGGCACAGGAGACACTGCTGGACACAGAATGATAGAGTTTACTGGAACTATTTCAGGAAACAGAATTGTAACTATTCCAAACGATGTTCAAACTTTTTATATTTTAAGAAACTCAACTTCAGGAAGTCACACTGTAGAATTTAAATATGCTACAGGATCTGGAAGTACTTTTACCTTTGCAAGCACTGACAAAGGTGATAAAATAGTATTCGCTGCAGCAGACGATAGCTCTAATCCAAATATATTAACTTTAGCGATTGGAACTGGTATAGCAAATGTTGTAGAGGATACTACACCACAATTAGGTGGAAATTTAGATGTTAATGGAAATAATATTGTTTCTACATCAAATGGTGCTATAAACATAGTTCCAAATGGAACTGGAGTAGTTAGTATTCAAGGGTCGATGAATCCATCGGTTTCTGGAACTGGCAAAACTGTTGCTTTTGGATTTTAATAGGAGGACGCATGGCAAGTGAAGTATTTAAAGTTTCGTTAAACGCAGGAGTTACAAACTCAGAATCTGTGCTTATTAACGGAGTGAGTGGTCATACTTATGTTATCATGTCAATTGTAATTACTGAAACTGCTGGTGCCGACGAAACAGTAGATGTTTTTATTGATGATGATGGTGGCGGTACAGACTACGAAGTTTTATCTGATCAAGCTGTTGGTGCTAATGAGACTTTTGTTTTTAATGACAGATTAGTTATTGAAGACACGGATCATCTTTGCGCACAATTAGCTAGTGCAGGTAACGTGGATATTACTGTAACTTATTTAGATCAAACGAGGTAATAGGTAAAAGGATTTTATGAGTGGAATAATACAAGCAGGTGAAGGAAGAGCGTCAGGCTTAATTAAAGCTGCAGGCGGAAGTGGATCAGTTGTAACTTGGCAAACAGGTGACATTAAAACAGGTAACTTTTCTGCCGTGGCTAATCAAGGTTTCTTTTGTAATACAACTTCAAGTGCAATAACTGCATCTTTACCAGCAGGAGTAGCTGGAGTTGTAATCGCTTTTCAAGACTATAATAATACGTTTGATTCAAATGCATTAACTATTAGTCCAAATGGTTCAGAAAAAATTAATGGAGGAACTGGTAATCTTCAATTAAGCGAAGAAGGACAAGGTATTCATTTAGTTTATATTGATGGAACTGTTGGTTGGAGAACGGTAATTGGTTCTGATGATCCTTTTGCTACACTAGGTAGTAACCATGTTCAAGCTACAGGTGGAACAGAATCTACTTGTGGTAATTTTAAAACTCACGTATTTACAGGACCAGGAACATTTCAAATTACAAACGTTGGTTTAGGAGCTAAATGCACTCCAAGTATTTTGGATTATTTAGTTGTAGCTGCTGGTGGTTCAGGTGGATCAAACAATGGAAACGGATCCGGCGGAGGCGGCGGAGGCGGATATAGAGAGGCAAAAGCAGCTTGTAGTCCAACTCACACACAGCCCCCACATACAGCATCACCAATTGCATCTACTACAGGATTAACTGCAACGTTAGGAAGTTTTCCAATAACTATTGGAGCTGGTGGAGCTGGTGTTCAAGGAGACACTATCCCAGCACCTGGTACAAATGGAAATAATGGATCTGATTCAATATTTTCATCAATTACTTCAGCCGGAGGTGGCGGCGGAGGATCAGGAACAAGTAACGGAACTACCGGTCTTGATGGTGGATCAGGCGGCGGAGGGGGCGGAGGCCCTAACAACCGATCTGGTGGATCGGGAAATACTCCACCTACAAACCCAGCTCAAGGACAAAATGGAGGTAATTCTTCAGGACCTAGTCCTAGCCCACTTCAAGGTGGTGGCGGTGGAGGAGCAGGTGAAGTAGGAGACGCTGGACAAGGACCTAATCCACACCAAGGAGGTCGTGGTGGAGCAGGAGTGGAAACAGGATTAGCACCTTCTGATGTTGGTGGACCTGGATCTGGTCCGACTGTTAGAGACTTTTCTGGTGGCGGTGGAGCTGGTAAAGCACAACAAGGAGCAAATACTCACGGACCTGGATCGCCTTGCGGTACAGGAGGAGCTGGAGCTGGAAACCCAGGAACTGGTGGATCAGGAACAACAAATTCAGGTGGTGGCGGAGGAGCTGGAGGAGACTCTAGTCCAAAATTATCTGGAACTGGTGGATCAGGAGCAGTGGTAATAAGGTATAAATTTCAATAGGAGAATTATGGCACATTTTGCAAAAATAGGATTAAACAGTAAAGTTCTTCAAGTGTTAGCTTTGGATAACGATAAGATGTTAAATGCGGATGGTGTTGAAGATGAATCAGTAGGACAACAGTGGTTGGAGAGACATAACAACTGGCCTGCTCAAATGTGGGTTCAAACTTCAAGAAATACATATAGTAATCAACATCAAGATGGTGGAACACCTTTAAGAGGTAACTACGCAGGTATAGGTTATATCTGGGACGAAGATAATCAAATCTTTTGGCCTCCAAAACCTTTTCCTTCTTTTTTAAAGAATACTGCAAACGCTGGTTGGAAATCACCTATTGGTGATGCACCTGCCTTAACTTCAGAACAACAATCACAAAACGATGCGGGAACTCATATTTGGGAATATCTTTGGGACGAAGACGCATATGAAGCTGATAACACAGCTGGTTGGACATTGACAAATTCAAAAGTATAAAGTATACCTAACCTTGGTATGCAAAAGAAAGTATTAAGCGAACAAGCGTTATATTATGGTGATGTCGAAATGCCTAAAGGTTGGGACATTGATCGAGAAGCATTAATTAGTGATGCTTTAATTGCAAAAACAAAAAATCAAAACTTTCCCTTTTCAAAAAATTTTGACAAACTTAATTTATATATTAAGGATCACGTTCGTGTTAATTACAATGTAGGTTTAATATATAAAAAAAATTGGTGTCATTATTATAAACCTGATGAAACAACAGAACCTCTTAATAATGTAGACGCAGTTGATCTTAGAAACTCTGCGGACTTTACTTGTCTCTATGGAGTAAAAGTAAAAGATTGTGATGTAACGATATTGTTTGATGATAATAGAAGAAAAGGTAGATCTTGGACAATACCTTTAGACGATAATAAGTTTGTAATGTTTCCATCAACAAATCTTTATTATATAACTAATAAACAAAAAGATTCTTTAAATTTTGTAAAAACAATAACTTATGAATATATCTAATTATTACTGGTATTTTAAATCAGCACTCACACCTAAATTTTGTGATGATGTTATAAAATATGCTTTGTCTAAAAAAGAAACCATGGCTAAAACAGGAGGTTTTGAGAAAGATGAAAAAAAATCAAATCTTAAAAATATGAAACATAAAAGAAATTCTGATCTAGTTTGGATGGACGATACTTGGATATATAAAGAATTACACCCATTTGTTCACGAAGCAAATAGAAGTGCTGGTTGGAATTTTCAATGGGATAGGTCTGAGTCTTGTCAATTTACAAAATATAAACTAGGTCAATATTATGATTGGCACTCAGATAGTTGGCCAAAACCTTACGAAAGAAAAGATCCAAAACATCCAGAACATGGTAAAATTAGAAAATTATCTATGACTTGTCAGTTAACAGATGGGTCAGAATATACAGGTGGAGAATTAGAGTTTGATTTCAGAAATTATGATCCACACATGAGAGATGAATCTCAACATTTAATTAGATGTCAAGAAATATTACCTAAAGGATCTATTATTGTATTTCCTTCATTTGTGTGGCATAGAGTAAAACCAGTAACATCAGGCACAAGGTATAGTTTAGTTGTTTGGAATTTAGGATGGCCTTTTAATTAATATGCACATACAACAAGTATTTAAATCAGTAATTTGGACAGATCTAAAATTAGATTTTTTAAAATCTTTAGATAAGGCAAGTAATAAATATATAAGAGAAGCTAAAAAAACAAAAGAAGCTAAAGAATACATTAAAAAATTTGGTGACTTTGGAAGAAGTTTTCACTCAGGAACTTTGTTAAACGACACTGATTTTTGGGATTTAAAAAGATATATTAATCAAAAAGGTTTAGAGTATTTAAATCATCAAGGATATGACATGTCTTTTTATGATTTATTTTTTAGTGAGCTTTGGGTACAAGAGTTTGCTAAAAAAGGTGGTGGACATCACTCAGCACACATACATTGGAATCAACATGTATCAGGATTTTATTTTTTAAAGTGTAGTGAAAAAACATCTCATCCAATATTTCATGATCCAAGAACAGGAGCTAGAGCTACAAAATTACGTATGAGAGACGACGCTAAGGGTTTATGGCCTGGAACAGAAACAGTTAACTTTCATCCTAAACCTGGAACCTTATTACTTTTTCCAGGTTATATGGAACATGAATTTTCTGTAGACCCTGGGTTTGAACCTTTTAGATTTATACATTTTAACATACAAGCTATTCCAAAAGTTATAAAATAAATGATTAGAACTATTTTTAGTGAATATTTGTATGCAAATTTTTGTAATATTAATTTAACAAATTTAAAAAAACACATGATGCAAGCTAGAAAAAAAGATCCAAAAGGGAGAAACGTAAGTAATCTTGGTGGTTGGCAAAGTAAATCTTTAGAAGAAGTTAACAAACATAATAAAAATTTATTTTTAATAATTCAAAACGAAGTAGAAAAATTAAATAAAGATTTAAGTTTTAAAGGTAAATTAACATTAGAAAACTATTGGTATAACATAAATAAAAAAGCTTCTTATAACGCTCCACATGTACACGCTGGTAGTTCGGTGGTTATATCTGGAGTATTTTATGTAGAGACTCCTAAAAATAGTGGCGACATTATTTTTGAAAGAACAGATAATTGTATTAAAAATTTATACTGGGATAAAGGGGGTAGAATTAATAAAGTTAATCATTATAATTCAGGTAGATTTATAGTAAACCCAGAACCTAATCTGTTGTTACTTTTTTCTGCTGCAACACTACATTTTGTAGAACCAAGTCAAACTAATAAAGAAAGGTTTTCTATAAGTTTTAATTATAAACATGAGTTTTAAAAAAAATAAATATACCGTTATTCGTCAAGCTGTCTCAAGAGACTTAGCACTTTTTATTGCAAATTATTTTAGAATGCAAAAACAAGTTTATGACACTTGTAGACAAGCAAGATATTTTTCACCATTTGAACAGGTGTTAGGTTATTACGAAGGTCAGGACGAACAGATACCAAACACTTATTCTTCCTATGGTAATATTGCAATGGAAACATTAATGTTAAAATGTCAACCAATAATGGAAAAAACAACAGGATTAAAACTTGATCCTAATTATACTTATGCAAGAATTTATAAAAAAGGCGATGAGCTTAAAAGACATAAAGATAGATTTTCTTGTGAAATATCTACGACCATGAATCTTGGTGGCGATGACTGGCCAATATATTTAAGTCCAAATGAAAATGTGGGTGAACCTGATGGTAAGAATATTACAGCGGCCAGCAAAGCAAAAGGTGTTAAAGTTGATTTAAAACCTGGTGATATGTTAGTTTACAGAGGTGTCGAGCTAGAACACTGGAGAGAAAAATTTAAGGGTAAAGAATGTGTGCAAGTTTTTCTGCACTATAACGATCGTAAAACCCCAGGGGCTAAAGATAATAGATTCGATAAGCGTCCACATTTAGGTCTTCCTTCTTGGTTTAAGAGGAAATAGTATTAAGATGGGGGGAGTTATCCACCATACCAACTCCTCCCTTCTTAATGCTACAAAAACGAAATAATTTAGTATATAATGTTTTTGTTATGCTACAAAAAATAGGTTTTGCCCCCGGTATAAATAAACAAGTCTCAGAAACTGGAGCAGAATCACAGTGGGTGGACTGTGATAATGTTAGATTTAGGTATGGGTCTCCTGAAAAAATAGGTGGCTGGAATCAATTAGGAACTTTAAATGAGAATGAATTAACTGGTGCTGGTCGTGGCCTCCATCACTTTGTTAATAGTTTAGGTAGAAGGTATGCAATTATTGGTACAAATAGAATTTTGTATGCTTTTTCTGGAGGTGTGTTTTATGATATACATCCTATTAAATCTACAACAACTCTCACAAGTGCGTTTAGTACGACTAATGGACAACCCACAGTAACGATAACTTTTCCTACATCTCATGGGATAAATGAAAATGATATTATATTGCTAAGTGGTTTTAGCACAATAACTAATTCTAATTTTGGAGCTGCTGATTTTGACGATAAAAAATTTATGGTTACATCTACACCTAGTGGGACCACATTAACTATAACAATGCCATCGAATGAAACTGGATCTGGCGCTACAACTTCAGGTGGTATAACAGTTAAACATTACTATCCAGTTGGTTCACCAGTTCAAGAAAAAGGTTTTGGTTATGGTTTAGGTACTTGGGGTGGAGAAGACACATCTGCAATTACAACAACTTTAAATGGATCGTTGGCTGACGATACAAATGGAAATAATGGTTCAGCCACAGAAATAACTTTAGCCGACACAACTAACTTTCCAAGCACGGGGACAAATTTTGTTCAAGTGGGAAATGAAGAAATATCTTACACAGGTGTAACTGGAAATAAATTAACAGGTATTACTAGAGCAGTTAGAAATTCAACTAGGTCATCACACTCTAATGGAGCAACTGTTACAAACTCATCTGATTTTGTGGCATGGGGTGAAGCAGCATCAGGTGACTTAGTATTAGAACCTGGTATGTGGTCATTAGATAATTTTGGTGACAAAGCAATTTGTCTGATTCATGATGGTGCAGTGTTTGAATGGAACTCTGCTTTATCAAATGCAACTTCAACAAGAGCAGTAATTATATCTGGTGCACCAACTGCATCAAGACATATGGTTGTGTCAACACCCGATCGTCACTTAGTGTTTTTTGGAACAGAGACAACTATAGGTGATACAGCTACACAAGATGATATGTTTATTAGATTCTCTGACCAAGAGGATATAAACACCTATACACCTACAGCAACCAATACGGCTGGTACACAAAGATTAGCTGATGGATCACAGATTAGAGGAGCTATCAGAGGTAGAGATGCAATTTATGTTTGGACCGACACTGCTTTGTTTACACAACGTTTTGTTGGTCAACCATTTACGTTTGCTTTTTCACAAGTTGGAACTAACTGTGGGCTTGCAGGACAGAATGCATGTGTAGAAGTTGATGGTGCAGCTTACTGGATGTCAGAGAATGGTTTTTTTAGATATGCTGGTAAATTAGAATCACTACCTTGTTTAGTAGAAGATTTTGTATTTGATGACATAAATATGGAATCAGGTAATCAAATGATATCTGCAGGGTTAAATAATTTGTTTGGTGAAGTTATGTGGTTCTATCCACAAGCTACATCATCAGTAGTAAATAGAATGGTTGCATTTAATTATTTTGATTCATCAAGAGAAAGACCTGTTTGGACTGTTGGCACACTTTCTAGAACCATGTGGAAAGACTCTGCAGTATTTACTAAACCACATGCAACAGAATACGATGCAAGTTCAAATAGTTCTTTTGATGTTGTTGGAAACACTGAAGGCAGAACTGCGTACTATGAACATGAAACAGGAACAGACCAAAATAAAAATGGAACAATTACGGCAATAACATCAAACATATCATCAGGAGATTTTGACATAAGTCAAAGAAGAGGTATAACAGGACAATCAACTGGAATAGCTGATCTTAGAGGCGATGGAGAATTTTTAATGAAGATAAGAAGATTTATACCTGATTTTATATCACAAACTGGTAACACACAAATTACATTAGAACTTAGAAACTTCCCTAATGATGCACAAGCTAGCTCTGCACTTGGACCATTTACTGTTACATCTTCTACTCAAAAAGTAGACACTCGTGCAAGAGCAAGAGCTATTGCATTAAAGGTGGCAAATACAGGTGCTTCTCAAAGTTGGAAGTTAGGAACTTTTAGATTAGACATACAACCAGATGGACGTAGATAATGAACGGAATATTTGATTTACAAAACCCTAAATTTTTTAATAATTTAAGTGGACCAATTCCAGATATAGAAGAAGCAGCTTATGAACTAGAGCAAGAAGGTAAATTGGATTTAAGTAATCTACAAAAATTTTCTAAAGCTCTTGGACAAGCTCAATATAATTTATCTAAACCTCGTTTAGGACCATTTAGTCTTTTTGATGTTGGAAGTCTTTTTTTTGGTGGACCATTAAGTCGAATATTAACCGGAACATCTGTGTTAAGAAATATAAGTGATAATTATCCTGTAGGTGGTTTATTAGGATTATTAGGAGATAGAGCTAATTTGACTGGCACAGTTGGCGGACAAGATTTAAGAGGAGATACAGGATTAGATACATTTAGAAGATCAACAAGTCTTGCTGATTTTGTTCAAAGAAGAAGAGATCAAAAAGCAAGAGAGGAAGCTGCTGCTCAAGGTTTAGCAAAACAAAGACAAGCGGCTTTACAATCAATTAGAGGTCCAATAGGTGGTGGAGATGGTGGAGTTTCTGCACCTGGATCAGGTGCGCATGGTATGGCTGGTAGAGCAGCAGGAGGATATCAAGATTTATAATGGCAAAGATAGTACAAGTATTAACAAGACCATCTCAACAGTATGACTATACTGTTGCTGAGGCACAAACTAGAGATTTAGATGGTATAATTCAAAAATTAAATACCACATATCAACAAGAATTAAAAGATGAGGTAGAAGCTCAAAACTTCTTTTTAAATTAATGGCTAATAATTTTATAAATAAAAAAGCAGATTTAACTACAACAGATTTAACAACACTATATACAGTGCCAAGTGCAAGAACATCTGTGGTAAAATCCTTACTAGTTGCTAATGATTCAGGATCTGGTTGTAACATAGATATTACTTTAGTAGACGCGTCCACTAATATATTTACTTTATTTAAATCAAAGACTATAGCAACTAACACCACAACAGAACTTTTAACTAATCCACTTGTGATGGAAGAAAGTGAGGTATTAAAAGTACAAGCTTCTGACGCGAACGAGCTGCACGTCATAGCTTCTATATTAGAAATACAGCCAAGAGAGGTAACAACTTAATGGAAACATTAAAACCTAAAAAGATAATTGAGAAAATATCTAACAAAAACACAGGTGAAGAATATAAAAATGACGAGGAATGGAAGGCTAAAAATGTATCTCCAGAGGACATTAGAAGGGATATAACAGTAGTAATGCCAAGCCTTGATTTATTAAGTAAAACAAAATAAGATAGATAGATGGCCATAACAAGAGCACAACAACCAAGACAGATGTACGGACTAGGTAGCTTCGTAAAGAAGATAACTAGAAAAGCAACTAGACCTATAACTAAAGTAGCAAGTAAATTAGTGCCAAAAGAAATAGCAGGTATTATGAGAACAGCTGCACCTTTTTTACCTAAAGGATATAGAGAAGCAGCATACCTATTAGGTACAGCGAAACAAACAGGTAGAATTAGTCCTGTAGATTTAGCTTTAACTCTTGGTCCAACAATTGGAGAAATAAGTATAGGTAAAGGCGACGAAGCACGAACTATAGGTCAAAGACTTGGTGATTTAAATGTTCCTTTTACAGACAGCCCTTTTGGCGATCAAAAAACATTACGTGAAGTTTTAGTAGGAGATACTGATATTACTGGTTTGAGTGGTGTACCCGACACATCAGGTATAATTGGTAAGGGTGGAAAAATGTTTCAATTTGGTGTTAAAGATTCACCAAAAATATTAGATACACAATTAGGTAATTTGTTATTAGGTAATAAAAAAGGTGGGTTTAGTAAATCTAAAATAGCAGGATTAGGTCTTGGATTATTATCTTATGTACAAAACGCTAAAACACCAGAAGAAGCAGGAACTGCATTAGCAGAAGCAACAGGAGACCCTGATAACTATGAAAGAGGTAAAGCTTTATTTTCACAATTACCACAAGGAATATTTGATATACCAGAAGAATTTAGATTACCTGCACAAGCTGGTGGTTTAATGCGTGAAAACTATGCAAAGGGTAGTGATATGAAAATGGCTGAGTTTGATTTAAAAGATTATATGGATGAATTTGAAATAGCTTTCCCTGAGATGAAAGGTAAAAGAGGAACTCAAGAATACATGGATATGTTGGAGGATTATTTTAGAGGGTTAGCATCTAAAAATAAACAGGGTATTATGACTGCAAAAGAGGGTGGTAGAGCAAACCTTGCCCTTGGAACAATGCCCACGGCCCAAGAATCAGGTCTAGGAGGGCTTCCAATTGAGGCAGATATGAGGTATACTGGTGGCTTCATGCCATACGGTGCAAAAGAAAAAGCCGATGACGTGCCTGCTAGATTAAGCAAAAATGAATTTGTATTTACTGCCGATGCTGTTAGAGCAGCAGGTGGTGGCAGTGTTAATGAGGGTGCTAAAAAAATGTATCAAACAATGAAACAATTAGAGGCAAAACCTGAAGCGAAAGGAATGATGGCATAATGGTTGAAACAGTAACACAGATACAATCCGCACCAGATTATTTAAAACCTGGTATAGAGAGATTTTTAGAAGGTGCAACAGCGCAAGCTGGTCAACCATTGGATACATCCAAGTTTGCACCACAAGTTGTAGGACTTGGTGCATTGCAACAACAAGCTCAACAACAAGCAGCAACACAAGCTGGTCTTGGTACATTACAATTTGATCCAACCACTGGAGCAGTATCGGGTGTAACAGGGACTGGTGTTGCAGGGTTTGAACCTTTTTTACAAACAGCTCAACAAACTATTGGTGGTGTGCAACCTTTTATTACTGCAGCGGCTGGTAGAACAGGACCAACTGCGTTTCAAGCATTTGAGTCTCCATATCAAGCAGCAGTAAGAGACGCAACACTTGCTTCTTTTGATGAACAAGCAAAAGCTAGAAGACAAGCGATAAGAGATCAACAAGCACAATTAGGTGTTTTAGGTGCAGGTAGAGCAGGAGTGCAACTATCAGAGTATGATAGAAAATCTGACATGGACAGAGCTTTACTACAAGCACAATTAAATCAAGCAGGATTCACACAAGCCAATCAATTAGCAGCACAGGCGTTTGGTCAACAAGGTCAACTTGCAGGATTACAATCTGGTTTAGGTAATCAATTATTAGGATTAGCACAAATACAGCCACAATTAGCAGCTGGTGCAATAGGTATGACACAAGGACTAGGTCAACAAGATTTAGCGTTTAGACAAGCAGTTCAAGATGCACAAACAAGACAAAATCAAATGGCGGCGTTTGAACCAATAGATAGATTAGGTAGATTTGGACAAGGACTAGCCGGAGTGGGTGGTATGTTAGGTAGTGTTACAACAACACAACAACCATCAGCACCTCAACCAAGTCCTTTGGCAGGAGCGTTACAAGCAGGAATAGGAGCATTTACGTTAGGTAAATTGTTTGGATAATGAATTATAAAGTAATGAAAAGACCTATGTTTAAAATGGGGGGCAAGGCTGCCTCGCAAGGCACAGGTATTACATCAGGTTTAGATAAAAAAGTAAACATGGCTATTGGTGGTGGAGTAATTCAAGGAGATAATCTTGGTGAAAGAGAGGGTTTTCAACAACCAGATCTTAGCGGTATGTCAATTGCAGATTTAATTAATTTACAACAACAAAATTATAACAAACAAATGTCTGGTTTATCAGACATGAGAGATATTGTTAGATTACAAACTCTTGGTAATCTTGCAACAAACGTATTACCAAATGTTGAAAGAGGTGGATTAAGAGGTATTGTAGATTTCTTTCAAGACCCAATGACAACACAACAAGCTATAAGTGGTTTAACTGGATTAAAAAAAGTAGATCTTAAAGAAAAAGAATTAAAAGCCGCTGGGTTAGATAAATTTATTCAAGGTAAAATTGGTTTAAAACAATTAGATATTGCTGAAAAAAAAGCTCTTCGAGAATCAGCAACGGCTTTAAGAAATAGATTAGCAGAGGAATCAAGAGCGTTAATAAAAACTTATGGCAGCGTAGCGGACATGCCGCCGGATATTAAACAAAAATATTATGACAATAGAAAAATAGCAACAGGAGATTTAACACCTCAAGAAGCTAGAATTGTGGCCACTAAATTAGTTCAAAAACAAAGCCAAGAACAACAAAAAGATTTAGGGTATGGTTTAAAAGACGATGAATTTAAAACAAACGTTGATTTATTAATAGATGTTCTTTTAGGTGGTAACGCTATGGGAGGTACACCAAATAGAGTTAACAGAGCTATGGGATCAGGTGATGAAGGTGAATTACCAGCAGACCCAACAGAGCCAGTAAATCCATTTAAGCCAAAACCAATTAAACCATTAGGAAAAATGGATGTGGCTATGGAAACTCAAGGTCAAGGTAATAATGTCTACGACATGTTAAGAGCTAGACTACCACAAGAAATTTCTGACGA